AATATAAGAAGAAATAATAACTTTAAAATAACCGAGGTCCCGGGTTCCGTCTTCACTATCACTTGGTAGATTAGAGAGGTAATCTTGTATCTCGTAAAAAATAGGCTTTCCTAGAAAGTAGAAATGTAGATTGGAAAGGCTGTCATAGATCATATAACATGTATTTAGAAGATACGGATACCCGGGGGTGTTCGGTTAGTATTTTGAATATTTTTTTTATAATTATATTGGTGCAATTGCTACTGTCTCTTCAATAGCTTTAAATGCGTCCCTTAAACCGGTCTCACATTCCTGTTTAACATCTCTTAAACGGACCTCACACTCCTGTTTATCCTTCCACATCTCTGCCTTTAGAGAATGAGTCTGAGAATCAAGTTCTTGAAATAAATTTCTTTCTAGATCCCTAGTCTGATCACATAAAGAGAGATAATCCGTTTCTAGAGTCTTAACCCTCTTTTCCAGGTCCTTCTTCTGCTCATATTGTACGAATACAAACACTAGAAGTGCCCCTAATACCATAAATAATAATTCTACCATAGCGTTATAAATTTAATTTAGTTGTTTTTCAGCTTTTATTTGCTTATACTATTCTAATATATGTAATATTTATCAGTAAAGCAACTATATTACATAAAAAGATGCAAAAATTAGACCCGAATAAACTGTTTAATATCTTCAATGCCTCTGATGAGGCTATATATGAAGAACATAACATACAACACCTCTTTCAAAACCCGTACGTTTTGATGGGTATGGTGGTTCGTGGGCTGGAGAATTTCTCCATCATCGATGGGATGTATATGATGCGATATAAAGAAGAGTACGAAAATGTAAGAGAGACTGTAAAAGAGCGATTCTATAACCGTATTTATGGATATCTCCTTAAAATCGACTTCAAAAAGTTTGAAAACATCTATGTCATCACCGAAGAATACGATAAGATGGGTGTCTTCCAAGCCCTCGACCACCTCCTATACTACTATCAAGATAAGGAACATTATGAAAAGTGTGCCGTTATAAAATCTTTTGAAGATTTATTGAGAAATACTATGGTACCTCCTGTTTATGACTATAATGTAGAGAGTTTATTGAAAGAATTAAAGTTACAAACACAATAAAATATAAAATTTTCGGGTCAAATTGCGCGCGAAGCGCGTGGGGCCTTCGGCCTTTCAAGGAGTTTTGCTGCTTTTCCCCTGACTGCTTCGTTTTTAATCCAAACTTTCCGTAGATTCACTAAAAAAAGTTGGTGGTTTGGGGAAATCTTCGTATTTTAAGGTATAAACATCAAAGTAAGTATATATGCAACTGACAATTAAGGAATTAAATGAGATAATCTATGCTTTAGGCGTAGCCGAATACCATGGAATGTTTGTTAATGATGAGGTTAACCTATCTGCTGGAGAAAAAATTCGAAAAGAGCTTAATAGGTTGATTGAAGAAGAAGAAAAACCCAAAGAAGAAACTACTCCTATAGTTAAAAAAGCTAATTTTCCAGGTACTAAGAAAAGTAATTTAACTAATCCGGAAAAATAATTCCAAAAAAAGTGGCCTTTATGCGTTTTTTTATATATCTTCGAAATATATAAGATATTATATAGAGTATATGAATATAAGATATATAGATATAAGATAATATATAGATATATAAAGATATATAGATATAAAACAAAGGAATCCTATAAATAAAAATTAAGTTATGTTGAGTGCCGAGCAAATTCAAGCAAATTGGGATAAGCATATAAAGATTATTAACCATTATATTGGTGAGAATCGTAAGAGTCAAGTTTTAGCTTTAGTAGAATCATTATCCGAACATATGGTAATGGCTCCTGCTAGTGGTAAATCTTGGTACCATAATGCTTTTCCGGGTGGTTATATTGATCACGTCAATAGAGTTACACAATGTGCTATAAAACAAATGGAATTATGGCGATTAATGGGAGCTACTATTGACTTTACCGATGAAGAGTTGGTAATGGCTGCTATATTCCATGATCTAGGTAAAATTGGTGATGGAGAAATAGATTGCTATATTCCTCAAACAGATAAATGGAGACAAGATAAGTTACATGAAATGTATACACCTAATCCTGCTATCGCTTTTATGCTGATCCCGGATCGCTCACTCTACATTTTACAGAAATTCGGAATTAAGTTAACTCATAACGAATATTTAGGTATTAGATTACATGATGGAGTATTTGATAAGGCTAATGAAGCATATTTCTTCAGCAATAATCCAGATTCTAGAATGAGAACTAATATCGTTAATATTTTACATTCGGCAGACTTTATGGCTTCTAAAATAGAATATGACTTGTGGAAAAATAAAGGAGGAAGTACCGAGCCTAAAGTACAGAAAGCAAAAGCTACTACAGGGCGTCCGGTTAACTCCTCAGAAGGTTTATCAAATTTAATTAAAAATTTATAATATGGTTTGGGCTATAGTGATTTTAGGAGTACTTTTAAGTGTGTCTATATTTGCTATCTACAATCTTCTTGTTAAAGTAGAGAAGTATGAAGATATAGTACAAGACCAAGTCGATTATCTAAACAAGATCTCGGCAATTATTGCAGAGTCAAAAATGCACCTACAGAAGTTAGATGAAAATGGATCATTTCAATCAGACGATGAGGTCGGTTATTTCTTTCAACAACTACAAAACGTACAAGAAGAGCTAAACCGATATATGCTCCCAACTAACTATGGCAAGATCGAAATCAAAGAGTAATTATTTTACTAAAGAGACAGAAGACTATATAGTAATTTATAATAACTCCACAGACCCAACTCTAAGGGCAAGAGTCTTTACCGATCATATCTACATGCCGTTTTATAAACTGGCAGAGAATATAATCCATACTTTTAAATTCTACTATACTGATGTAGAACATATCGAAGATCTCAAGCATGAGATCGTTTCTGTTTTACTAGAAGAGAAGATTATGAAGTTTGACCCTTCTAATGGAGCAAAAGCATATTCTTACTTCGGTACGATTGTAAAAAGGTGGTTAATCAACTATAACAATAAAAACTATAAGAAGCTAAAACAAATTGGTTCCTTTTCAGATGTAGAAGAATCTTACGAACCAGAATTAGAAGTAGATGGTAAGTTTAGGATGTCATTATCAGTTTTCTTAGATCGTTGGATTGAAGACATGTATGAGAAAATAGAAGAGTTTTTTCCAAAGGAACAAGAAGCTAAAATAGCAGATGCTGTATTGACAATCTTTAAGACTAGACATGATCTAGATATTTTTAAGAAGAAAGCTCTCTATATTTATATTAGAGAGATGACTGATTGTGAAACTCCTCATCTTACCCGTGTAATATCTAAGCTGAAATCTGAGTTTTATAATAAGTACTATGAGTATAGCGAGAACGGATTAGTGGTCAATATTCTCGACTAACCTATTTATTATTAAAAACAGTATGAGTTTAGACAAAAAAATATTTGGAGAAACTTCTCTTTCTGATTTATTTCAAGAGATACATACCAACTCTAAATCTACCCGTGCGCAAGTTACTGCTTTGATTGCTGAATTGAAACCTTTGATTGAGTCTATAGGGGATGCTACATTAGTAGTTCCTATGATAAAAGAATATATGGAGATCGGAGTAAAGAATGATGAAGCTTTAATTAAACTAGCTACTATCATTCAACGACTTGAATCCGGACAAGGAAAAGGTGGAGAAGAATTTGACTTATCAGAATTAGCAGACTTATTGCAAGAGGCGGAAACATTGAATAAAGAAGTAAAAGAAGAAGAAGATAATGGCAACCAGTAGAGTAGGTACGGGTGCGGGAGCAGGTAGCGGTGGAAAAGGATCCTCTAGTAATTCAGGTACCTTTTTCGGACGTGTTCTTGACATTATTCTAACCGATAAGCACCCACAGTATAAGAAAATGGGTGGCGCTCTAGCTATTAATGGATGTTTCTATGTAACAGTTAAAGGAACCGGTGACGTTGATCCAGACGAAGCTAGCGATCCTCCTTTTGCCTATCAAGGTAATGCTAGGCTTAAAGAAATACCCCTCCTAGGAGAGATTATAGCTATAGAATCGAGCCCTGCTGCAACAAGCGAATCAGGTCAAGGTAATAGGAAAGCCTGGACTCGTATAATAAATGTTTGGAATGCTCCAGAACATAATGCTTCTCCTAATACCAAAAACCCTAATTACCAGAAAGTACTCTTAGGAAAAGATTTTAAAGAGAGTGGTAAGATAAATCCACTTATCAGCTATCCAGGAGATTTTATACTTCAAGGTCGCCAAGGTCAGTCAATAAGGTTTACAGGAACAAAACACGTTAATAATCCATTAACTACTTCAAAGAATAATGGACAACCTCTAATTCTCATTGCTAATGGACAAATTACATCAAAGAGTGGATTCGAGGGTATCATCGAAGATGTAAATAAGAACTTTGGTTCTTTATACTTTACAGGTTATCATCAAATACCTTTACAACAAGCAAATAAAAAGAGACTTTCATACGATAAAATACCAGAAGCAGCTAATGCTTATGCGAAACCTCAGATAATACTTAATAGTGGACGTTTATTTCTTAATGCAAAAGAGGAGTCAATTTTACTTTCTGCAGCATCATCTGTAGGATTAAACGGTGTATCGGTGAATATAGATGCTGATGATTACGTTTGCTTAGATGCTAAGAAAATTTACTTGGGGGAAAAAGCAAGAACAGCAGTTGCATTTAGTGCTCAACCAGTACTACTAGGAAAAAATACTGTAGACCTTTTAGAAGATTTTTTAAAAGCAGTAGAAAACTTTGCTAATTTTCTAGTTTCACCTTCTGGATTACAACCTACACCCCCAGTAGCAGTAGCACAGTTAAAAAAAGAAGGTGGTATTCTTTTTGCTAGATTAAAACCTTTGAAAGCTCGATTAAACGAATTGAAATCTAAAAAAGTCTTTACAGAATAGTATGTCATTTGTAACTATACCAGAATCTAAAGTAACCGCTTTTATAGGAAGTAAGATAGGAGGATTACAAGCCCAACTACAAGATAAAGTACAGGCTAAAATTCAATCTACAATATCAACTTTTGTTAAAGCGAATGGATGCCCATCTCAGCAAACTTTAGACAAGTTAGTTAAATCTAAACAAACTTTGTCCGATCTTACAGAACGTTCTAGAAAGATTATAGATACTTATAAAGCTCTACCAAATAAATTAAAACCCCCTATCAATACTTTAGATAAGTTAATTAAAGTATTACTAGTACTACCTATACCACAGGCAGTACCTCCAGGTATTGGCTTACCTATTTCTATATCTAACAAATATTCAGATTTAATAAATAAACTTAGGGAATTAGTTAAACAGACAAAAGAAACTGTAGAAGGAATTGAATCACTTGTAGATACTACTTTTTATGATAACTTAATGAATGATATTAATACTAAGTTGAGTACATTAGATAGTCCTATAGCTTTCTGCTCTATAGAAAACGAATTGAAAGACAGTCTTACTCCAGATGAACTAAAAAAATTAGGCCTTATAGACGCTGATGATAAATTTGTAATTTCTAGACTTGTACCTAGGCTTGTTCAAGAGACTTTGATAGATCCTACTGAATATGCTGATAGTATAAAGGACGGTAGAAATTACGGGAAGAATTGTTTTAGAGGACCTTATAAACCTGGAACGATTTATATACATACAGAAGAAAGAAGAGATATTATAGAAGGTTCGGATGGAAATAAATACATTGTTAATAATCGTGCAAAAAATGGACTTGATACTTGGCTAAATCCTTTGACAGGTTTAGATTGGGAGTTATATGAAATTAATACTCAGAAGTTACTAGAAGATCTTTTAAATAGACTATCTAATACAAGTTTAGTAAATAAAAATTTGCTCGATGATATTAAGACGAATCTCAACAACTACAAAATACAATTATCACCAGCTCAGGTTGGTTTATATAAAGCTCGAAATGGAAGGGAATTTTTGATAGAAGTAATTGACGATACAGCATCACCTAGTATAGCAAAAAGACGCTTTGCTATAGCAAGAAACGATCAGGGTATTATAGTCATGAAAGGACAACCATCTTTTGCAAGCGATGTAAATGTACTTGTCCGTGAAATCAGATTTAGACTAGACCAATTACAATAACAAACTTTAATAACACAACTATTTATTTATATGAAACTAGAAGAACTTAGGAAAGTTATACGTGAAGAAGTAGAGAAGGCATTCAAAGAACAGCTCAAAGAAGTATTACTTGAAGCTATTCAGATTGCTAGTACCCCTTCTACATTAAAGACTGAACAGAAAGTAAGTACTAAGCAGATTACTGATTTAAAACCAATGATATCGTCAGCTGTTGGTGAAGGAGTTACCGGAACGAAGAAGCATAATCTTCACTTAGTACCTCAGCAGAAAAAGTTTAAACCAACAGGCAACCCTATAGAAGATATGTTACAAATGACAAAAGCTTCTATGACTTCTGCTGACGCAAAAGCAATTATGGGGGAAGGAGCTTATATGCCTAATATGGCTTCTTCTGTAGCTCATCAAGTAAGTGTAGGGGCAGGTAATCAACCAGGTATTGATTTAAGTCAGTTACCTTTCATTAGTAAGGCAAAAACTATTTTAGAGGCAGCTTACCAAAAAGATAAACAACGTCAAGGATAAGTATAATGGCATTTGATGTAAAAAAGATAAACCCGTTAGATAGACAACCTAGAAAAGCTGTAGGTATTAATCTTCCTTTCTCTGGGGGTAATGTCTTTAACTCAAATTATCTTACTAAAGATGCGATCAGAAACAACCTAATTAACTATTTTCTTACAGGAAAAGGAGAACGTTACATGAATCCTTCTTTCGGAAGCGGTCTACCTTCTGAGTTATTCGAACAGATAACAGAAGAAAAATTAAATATATTAGGATTGAAAATACGAGAAGAGCTTAGACTTTATTTTCCTAAAGTTAAATCTCAAGATCTGTCTTTGATAGCAGACCCAGATAAAAACTCAATTGAATTCTATTTAAAATATAAGATAACAGATAGTAATATTGAGGATGAAGTAATTATTAATATTCAACAGTAATGAATCAAGAAAGAGATATAAAATATATTAACAGGGATTTTAGTAATTTTAGAAATCAACTTGTAGAGTTTGCTAAAAACTACTTCCCTGATACCTACAATGACTTCTCACCTACATCACCTGGTATGATGTTTATTGAAATGGCAGCTTATGTAGGAGACGTACTTTCTTTCTACCAAGATACACAACTTCAAGAAACTTTCTTACAACACGCAAAAGATCCAGCTAACTTATACAACTTAGCCTACTTAATGGGGTACCGTCCTAAATCAACTAGCGTATCTGAAGTACAAATTGAAGTAACTCAAAAAGTAAATGCTGTTGCTCCTAATTATACTCCTAACTGGAATCAAGCATTAATTTTACAACCTAATACAAGATTACGTGCTAATACTTTTGGAGATCCTAAGTTTATAATAAATGACAAGGTAGATTTTGCATTTTCAAGTTCATTGAATCCAACAGAGGTCCGAATTGACAGTATTGCAAATGGATACCCTGCTGAATATAGACTTACAAAAAGAGTTAATGCCATTTCAGGAGAAGTAAAAACCTATACAGAGACAATTGGAAATGCAGAAAAGTTTTTAACAATAACTATTGATGATACTAATATTGCAGGAGTCTTAGATATAACAGACAGCGACGGTAATACATGGTATGAAGTTCCTTTCTTAGGACAGGATACTATATACGAAACACAATCTAATACTGCATCAGATAAAAACTTAGTTCCTAGTATATTAAGATTAAAAAAAGTACCTAAACGATTTGTTACAAGGTTGACATCTCAGGGCAATCTACAAATTCAATTTGGTTCTGGAATAAATACTAGCGCTTCTACAGATGAAGTATTCTTACCAGATCCAACTAATGTTGGTATGGGAACAAATCAAGGTATAAGTAGATTAGACTTTGCTTACGATCCATCTAACTTCTTATTCTCTAAATCTTACGGTATTGCACCTTCAAACACAACCTTAACAATTAGATATATAGTAGGTGGAGGAGTAGAAGCAAATGTTCCTTCTAATACTATCAATATCATAGAACAAGTAACCGTAGCTGCAACAGATCAGTCAAAAGCAAATACATTAACATTCAATAACTCTACTCCTGCTATAGGAGGTAGAGATGGAGATACAGTAGAAGAGTTGAGACAGAATAGTTTAAGAGCATATTCAGAACAAAATCGCGCTGTTACTTTACAGGATTATGCTATTAGAAGCTTATCTTTACCTGCATTGTATGGTTCAATATCTAAAGTATATGTAACCCAAGACCAAGCAACAAATGCTAACATATTAGGAGGAGCCTATGATTCTAATCCATTAGCTTTATCCCTATATGTACTAGCTTATAATGCTGATAAGCAGGTAGTACCTGCAACAGTTAATTTAAAACAAAACTTAAAAACTTACCTCTCACAGTACATGTTACTTACTGATGCAGTAAATATTAAAGATGCATTTGTAGTTAACTTAGCTATGAAGTATGAAATTATAACATTACCTAATTTTGTATCAAGAGATGTATTGTTAGCTTGTAATACTATTTTAATAGATTATTTTAATATCTCTAAATGGTCAATAAATCAACCTATTAATATTTCAAGTATATATACTTTATTAGATAAAGTAAAAGGAGTTCAAAGTGTAGAGAGGATTCATTTTGAAAACAAAGTAGGAGGAAACTATTCGGAATATGCTTATGATATAAAAGGAGCAACAAAGGGTAATATATTATACCCTTCTTATGACCCTTGTATTTTTGAAATCAAATTCCCAGAAGTAGATATTCAAGGACGAGTAACAACATTATAAAATGGCAATATATAGAATCTTTCCAGAAAAGGATACATTTATTTATACGGAAGCAGTAAAAGGAAACGCAGGTTTAGATGAGATTATCGAAATCGGTGGTTACCCTGTGTCAGCAGTAGGCCAAACCTCTAGAGCATTATTAAAATTTAATTCTACAGAGATTGCAAATGTTGTATCAAATATTATAGGAAGTAATAACTACAGTGCTAGTTTACATTTAAGTCTAGCTACAGCTTATGAACTACCGACTGAATATAATATAGATGCTTATCCTATTTACGATCCTTGGACTCAAGGTATTGGTAAATTTGGGGACTCACCAACCGATGAATCAGGGTGTAGTTGGGCGTATAGATTAGGAGAAGAGACTGGAGGATGGACTCTTCCTACTACTACAGTAGATATGCCAGCCGGGGTTACAGGTTCATATAACTCAGTTTTTTCTGGAGGCGGAGGAAGCTGGTATACGGGTTCTGCTGGAATCAATCTTGAAAGTACTCAACTACAGAGTTTAAATAGTAATCATGATATCCATATAAACGTTACTAATGGAGTAAAGTTACACAACGCTGGTACAATTGATAATAACGGGTTTATATTGAAACTCTCAGATGATCTTGAGTTCAATACATCAGCCTCTATACGGTTAAAATACTACAGTGGAAACACTAATACAATCTATCCTCCTTACTTAGAATTCGGATGGAATGATACTACTTACGGAAGTACTCTTTCTGAATTGAACACTAGTAACGTAACTATTGCAATTACAAATAATAAAGGTGAATATGTAGATGACGGAAAGCAGAGATTCAGGATACACGCAAGACCAAAATATCCAACAAGAAGTTTTTCAACAGGTTCTGTATACTTAACTAACTATAGGCTACCTTCAGCTTCTTATTGGGGGTTAAGAGACGAATATACAGAAGAGATGGTAGTAGATTTTAATACAGCCTTTACTAAGATCAGCGCAGATAATTACGGAAGTTATTTCGATGTTTATATGGAAGGGTTGCAACCAGAAAGATTTTATCGTATATTAGTTAAATCAACTCTCGATGGAAGTACAACAGTGGTAGATAATAACAACGTTTTTAAAATAGTGCGTAATGGCTAATAACCCTGTACCCGTTAGAAAAACGGTATATAATAAAGACCATATCAATAAAGTTGTAAAGAGAGAATTCACAACCTTTACACAACCTGTACCTGAAAATACTGAGTTAAGTATAGAAGATTTTTTTGCACTTTATGAAGAATTATTTTACGAAATTCCTATTAACGGTGATGCCGGTACACATGAATATTTGGTTAAACGAAGTTCTGAACTATATAAATTAGATGAAGAGACTCAAGATATACAACCTCTTTTAGATGAAATAACAAACTTAAGAGCACAAATTTTAGATAACGAAACTGAGATTATTGCATTACAAGAACAAGTAGCAAGCAAGAATGTCGAAAACTAACTACATAGTATCAAAAGGATTTCCTGAAGAACTAGAGATCTATACTAAAAACTTATCTACTAAAGATAAGGCACTAGTAGATAGTTTCTACCTAAACAGTAGCTTTATTCCCGATAAGCATACGATTGAGATGCACGCATTCGGAGTTAATGATGAACTTCTATTCTCAGTCCATTCATACTTCCCAGAATATTCGAACGTAACATATACACAGTATCAAGCTGGTAAAATTTCTGAAATCAACATATCCCCTGAGAAAGATGCTCAACAAATGGGATATAGCTTCGGACAGGTAAGTTTACTTTATAATTTCATTAGTAACCTTTATAGTGATCAAAATTTTATATTTGAAGGTAACTTTTTCATTGAAGAAATCTCACCAGATAGAACAGAAATACTTGCTTTAAGCAACGAAGTTCCTCTTTTAGACTTAATTAGATTTACTGCAGACTTAAAAAGAAAGCTAGAATCATTATCATACTTCCAAGACTTTAGATTAAATTTTGGAGATAATAAGTTATTACTAGGAGTTAATGTTGACCTTATAGACTATAGAGGAGGTAAAGCACTTGCTTTAAAATTATACGAACCTTTATCTGATGAGTTTGAAATAAAAGATACTTTTAGAGTGGTAGAAATCATATCTGATTCGATTTCATTCGAAATAGATACAGAAACTATACCAGAAGAAGTTATATACCCTACTCTAAAAGGTCCTAATTTTGATATTGAGTTAATAGAGGATAATAATAACCCAACAGGATACTTCAACTATAATGAGTTATTTAGCTACCCGGTTACAAGTTCTTATTACGAATTATATTCTTTATTTGAGGAAAGTAGTGCACAAATAAGCATAGACCATAGCAATTATTCAGAATTTATTAATTTCTCTTCAGCAGAAGAAAGATTAAGAAATTTCAAATATAAATTAGATTTAGTACATTCTTACGAATCTTCACTTCAAACTATTAACAACACAGGTTATACTAGATTTGGAATAACAGGAAGTAGAGATTATTATGAAAATCTAATTGAAGGTATAATAAATAATTTCGACCATTACGATAGGTTCTTATATTTTGAAAGCGGGTCTTATAGCTGGCCTAAGAGTAATATTACAAGACCTTATATAAACCAAATTAGTTCAACTGCACAAGCTACTAACTGGTATAATGATCAGTTACAAGAAGCTATTAACTTTGATAGTAGTAATTTAAATGCACTAACAAATACATTACCTGTATTTTTAAGAGAAGATACTGATAATAACCCTGCCCTACTCTTCATCAATATGCTAGCTCAGCATTTTGATAATATTTGGATATATCAAAAAGCAGTTAGCGATAAATACGATGCCGATAATAGAATAAATTTCGGTATATCAAAAGACTTAGTAAGAACTACTTTAGAGAATTTTGGAGTTAAATTATATAACTCTAACTTTAATCTAGAATCTATTTTCGGCGCTTTCATAGGAGAATCCTACGTATCTGGAAGTGAGCAAATAAATGAATATAAAGTAATTACTTCTGGATCAACGAACGCATATCTACAACCAATGCCGTTCGATAATTATCAAAAGGAAGTTTATAAAAGAATTTATCATAACTTACCTCTTCTTACTAAAGCAAAAGGAACAGAAAGAGGTTTGAGAGCTTTAATAAACTCTTTTGGTATTCCTTCTCAAATATTAGAGATTGGTATTGCAGGTGGACAAAAGATAGGACCAGGTTTTTATGGACCTACGCAACTGCATAATAGCTCTTCTTTAAAGATAAGAACAGATAATGATGGTACTATTATAGGTGGAGAAACTCTTTCAAATTATACTTCTATAGTTAGAAGAGAATATGAATACTCAGATGATTTAAACTTTGTTGAAGTAGGTTTAGCTCCTTCTAAGAATATAGATAACTATATAGTATCTCAAAGTGCTGTATTAGGATTTTCAAATTTTAACATCGATGACTATATAGGTGATCCTAGAGATTCTTATAGGACTGATTATAGTTCTTTAGAAAGACACCGTAAAGTAATTCTAGGGGACTTAAATAGATATGACCTAATAGATTATATTAGGTTGATACGCTTCTTTGATAATGCTTTATTTAGAATAGTAAAAGACTTTATACCAGGTCGTTCAACAGCAATTACTGGTATAATTATTAAACCACACGTACTAGAAAGAAACAAAGCTAAACTTACAAGTGTTAGTACAATATTTCAAGACTATACAGGTTCAATAGATACAGCTTTCAGTAATGGAACACATGGCGGTACTTACTCTCAGTTAGTAGAAAGAAGTACATCTTATAGTGAAAGAATAGTAGTTCCCTCTGGATCTGCTATGACTTTTAGACACAACCATCAAGAGCCTAAGTTTAATGGTGAACTAAGTGGTAGTAGAATAAGAATTACTGATGGAGAATTAAATAGAAAAAATATTATTAAAAAAACATCTCAACCGGAATTATCTTTCAGAGTTACTTTTATTAACGCTTCTAATCCTATCCCTAGAGAGTGTACAATACAGTTTACAGTTACATTAGTAACTCCAGCACCTACTGCTGCTCCTACTGCAGCACCAGTAACTCCTGCTCCTGTTACTCCTACTCCAACAGCAACGCCTACCGCAACACCAACAGCAACACCTACTGCAGCACCAGCAACTCCTAGTCCGGTAACTCCAGCTCCGATAACTCCTGCTCCTATTACTCCTGCTCCTATTACTCCAGCTCCTATTACTCCTAGCCCAGTAACTCCTGCTCCTATTACTCCAGCTCCAGTAACACCAGCTCCAGTAACTCCTGAACCTATCACTCCTAGCCCAGTAACTCCTGAACCT